CCTTCGTTGATAAAATCCTCGTATTTGATTCGCATCGCGGAGGGGAGTTTCATAAGCGTCGTCGATGTGATGTAGGCTCTTACTTTGGCTCCGAAAGTTCCGCCTTTCAATGGAAACCAGAAAACAAAAGCACAGAAGTCATCTCCTCGCGATAAATCTGCGCCCATGGAGCATGGCAATCCCCAAAATTCCTGCTTTCGTTTTGTCGGTAAGGTTTCTTCGTAAGTGAAGAAATAGGTGTAGCCTTCCATTGGGAGTCCAAAGCGCTTAGCCAAAATATCATTCCTGCTTGCCGGGGCATTTTCCATCTTCTCGACTTCAAGCTGATAGGTTTCATAAGTTACCGTTTTTCCGAGATTCGGATTCGCTTTCAGCCATTTCGATGGGTCTGAAACTTCCTGAATATCGTCCAGCTTATAGTACCAGATAGATACATGGTCGTTAATGTAGTCGCCCTTAAGGATGCTCATCAGTTCCATTTTGATTGTATCGCCGATGCTGTTTCGAACAGTGCCTTCGCTGCTGATTGCCACAATCAGATAATCATCGTTTTTAGAAGCGCCCTGTTCGAGCGCTCCAACTACGTC